TACATCTTTGGATTCCTTTCTGTTGTAGCCCGGCCACGAATGGTACATCCGCAGCCGGGCGGTGTTTTTTATGCAACCATGTTGAACGTGGCCTCGATTCCGAGGTTCGGAATCTCGATCACGTTATCGTGCGAGTAATACTTGTGCAGGCGCGGATACTGCGCCTTTGCCGATTCCTGGAGCCAAACGCAGGCGGGATCGTCCTGAAAGCCATCGCGGCTCACGATGTGGCGCCCCTGCTTGTATGCCCAGCGGAGTATCATCTCGTCTGCCGAACGCCCATTCCTGGCGGTCGTGACAGACCTGCGTCGTTCGCTGTAGAGCCAGTCGAGCAGAGACAGCCCTTCGGCGTTCTGCGTATCATGGAACCACCAGCGTATCGAGTTGTCGAAGTACAGGTGCCACCAAGTGCCGTCGTTGTCGAGTTTGTCGAGCAACGCCTTTAGCGCGCGAACGCCATTTGCACCGAGGCGACCATTACGGACTATGTTCGACCCGTCGAGCAACAGACCAGCGAGGCGAGCCTTGCGGGCTACATCCTCTCTGACGAAGATTGCACCGGGTTCTGGGAGCTGACGAAACGTCCATCCGATCTCGCGCAACCGCTTTATGGGCAGTTCCATGAGCAGGGTGAACGCTTCCTTTCCGGACATGAGGTGGTCGAGGTTCTGCGCCCCCGCCAACTTCATGATGCTTAGCGTATCTGCCAAGACCCTCGCCACTGGTTCGGCAAAGCGGCGGTCACGCTGATGGTAATCGCGCTCGCAGAACATGCGGCCGTCTGGGGCTTGGATCTGAATCTTGGCAACGATGTCTTCGTGCCTCTTGTCATACCTACTGAGGAACAGGAAGCGGTAAGCTTTGCTGTCCGCAGTCTTCTTGACCGGCTGCATCACCACGTTTGATTGGCGGCCGGTATCGGGATCCACTTTTCGGAGATCGTGCATCTCCGTTCCAGTTCTTTCGTCTTGCATTGAACCTCCTTGGTGCCATTTTCTAGCACCGAATGAAATGGTGGACGGTCTTTCTCCTAAGAACTCGTCCGACCGAAACGATAACTGTTTTTTGTTAACCGACGGTGGGATCAAGCCTCTTGATCTCAGCCATCAGGGCCTCTACCGCGCTGGCTACGGTTTGCGCTTGTCTGTAAAGTTGCGCAAGCGATGAACCTCCTTTCTGATTTGGGGTGGAAGAGAACTGCGCGGCAGCATAGCCGGCAGATTTGTTGAGCATCGCAAACTGCACCGCCGAGCGCAGCGCGGGAATGTAAGCGGCCAGCGCGGCGGTTTCAGTGATGTTGAACTTCATGGCGATGCGGGCGAAGTCGATATCCTCCGGAAGCTTTTTTGCGGCCTCCTTGGTGAGGGCGGCGACATGCAGGCCGTTCGGGACGACAGATGGCTGCCTAATGTCAAGGGCATAGCGGGACTTGACCGCACACGACAGGCAAGGAGGATTGTCGGTTGACCACGACCACGTGAAACGCTCCGAGGCGAGTGGGGTCTTCTGGAACTCCGCAGGGCGGAGACCATTAAAGAACGAGGCGAACGGGACGCCGCTTTCGCGCCTGAAATCAGCGCAGACGGTAGCCATGTCCTTGAGTGTCGAGATGCCGTAGTGCGCCCACAAGAACGCCTCGAATACGCGGATGCGATTCTCGCCGAACGGGGCGGTGGCGTTGCTGATGCCGAGGACGGCCCAGGGGTTGAAGATGGGCTGGTCGGCGGAGGCCTCAAGCCCCTTGCGACGGAACATCGTCCAGTAGACATAGTCATTTTCTTTGCCGAAAAGGCAGATGGCGGGACTCCCCGTTCGACTCTTCCCCGAAGGAATAAAGTGAAACTCGCTTCTGTAAAGCCTTACGAAGCCGGAGACGGGCTTGGGGAGATTATGCCTTGCGCCAAATTCGCCAAGCAGAGCTGCGTGGATCGGGGCCTCGGACAAGATGCGGTACAGATCATCGTGTGCCGCTTGCGCCTCAATGGGATTTTGGGCTACCCATTCACGGGCAGCCGCCTCGGCTTCCGCCGGGGATCTCACGGCTCTCGCCGCAACGTTCATCGCATTAGCCATTGCATGACTCTCCTGTTCTTTGATGTTGTTCAAGCTCCTCAACACACGAGTATCGAGGATCGCCGTCATTCCATTGGCCGCCAATCTCCTTCACTCGAAAGAAACCGCATCGCCAACTTCCTGTAAGCGGAACGGCACGAAGTTTATCACACTCGGTTTGCGTGCACAAGGGGGTAAAAGAAAAAAAGTTTGTGGGCGGGGCGGGAGGGGCAGGGGAGGGCAGGGGAGGGGCTGAAAGACGCTTAGGGGCAAGACTCTTAGGGGTGGGCGCGACGGGGCGCGCCCTACAAAACTCGGACAGGACACGATGAATAATTCACCAGTAGTTGAAGTACGGCTTCGGCTTAAGACCGTCGCGAGGCTCGTCCCAATCATCGGTTCTGTACCGCTTGAAAAGATTGCGATTGGCATCCTTTTCTAACTCCAACAGCCTCTTTGAACGCTCTGCCAGTTGATTGACCTTTCCGCGCAAAACCACAACCTCCTCCTCGTTTGTAACATGACTAGTGCTTGCCTGGATCTCTCGACATTGTTTAAGGATGATCTCTCTTTCCTTGTGGTACTCTACCTTCTTTCTAAAACACCGATGCAGTTCCCGTTGCAGAGCCTCTGTTTCGGGTGATTCGAGAATGTCACACAGGTAATCGACAGGGACAATGGCAGAAATGTCAGTTCCTTGGCCCGTCGGTGGTGGCAACGTACCGTCTGGCGTAATCGCACTAACAATCCCAAGCAGATGGTATGAATTCGACATTTGATTGGTCGTTGATGGGGTTTGCACGAATACAGGACTGCCGCTATTGCCATGTACTACTTGGCAATCGAGGAATATAGACTTGGCATAACCACGGTGATTCGGCAAATACCCAATGAACATTGGCACTTTGGGCATCGCACCAATATAGCCTCGCTTTTGCATGATCAAATTTGGCAGATTGCCTTTGGGGTTTGCTACCTCGATCATAGGAACCAGACCCATCGTGAGTATGGGGGAACCAACATCGATTCCAAAACGCTTCCGAAAAGGCGCATTGGCAAAGTTCACCTTGTCGTCACGAGGGAACGCTAATGTAAGTATTCTCATATTATCGATGATGATCGGTTTAATCGGCCGATTAACATACGAGATGCTCATTAACCCCATTTGTTGCCCCTCTCGTTCTTGTCGGGCTGCAAGTATCGGCACTACGGCGATGTCTACAGCGTCATTCTTATGTTCTAACCACGGACGATCACCATCAAGCGCGAGCAGATTTGAGGTCGTTTCGCCAGTCTTACCATCGACAGAATTGATGCGTAGTTTGAGGACTGCGTGTTTAGCTGCAAAAAGGCCAGGGGCCTCTAGCACATGGCGCGCCGTAACAAAAAAGATGCCTGGTTCCGGTATGTGTTGCGCCACGAAAAAACCGGTTCCAATGGGATTGCCGTTGGTATGGATAACAAATGCACATGACCGCTCAAGAATTCTTGCCTGTTCCACAAAGGATGGCAAAGTTTTACCTGCGCCATGTGACGATTGTGAAATCATGAGTGCGATGCCGAAAGTGGTGGCTGCGAGGATGGATTTGAGGTGGGGGGATTTCATTGGTAGGGCCTTTCTTTTTTAGGGGCAAAACGCTTAAGGGGGAGCCTTTCAGAGAGTGCGGAGATCCTTGTCGATATCGAGGGTGGGGGCGGAGCGCAGGGTGCGGGTGGAATCACCCTCCCAGGCAGGTGTGCGGCCGGAGCAGAAGGCTTCCGAATCGATGGTGCCGTCGGCGTTGATCTTGGCGAGTTCGCGGAGGATCACCTCGGTGGCCTTGGGGGCGAAGAGGAAATCCGGATCCTCGATGTGTGACCAGATGAAGTTCACGAGGTGGTCGCGCTTGTCGTAGGCGTCGTGTTCGTCGTCGAAGGAGGTCATGCCCTCGATGTCGCGGCGGTAGGTGCGCGGGCTTGTCGACGCGCCGGCGATGTTGGCGACGAACCAGTCGCGAATCTGCTTGAACCCCGGACGCTTGTACTTGCGCTTGCGCTTGGACTGGTCGGTCTGCTGGATGCCGGAGATGTAGTTCAGCAGATACTGGAGCCACTCGTTGCGCCGCTTGTTCATCCGAATCCGTGTGAAGCGCGGCTGCTTCGCCTTCTCTGGGAAAAGGTGGTTGAGCGGGCCGGGCTGGGCGACGATCTTGTGGTTCGCCTCGTCGACGGAGAACAGCTCGCTCAACAGAACCGCCCTTCCACTCCAGCCGGCGGGCTGAGTGGCCTCGTTGCTGCCGAAGATGATGGACGCATCTTCGCCGTGCATGGAGAAGAAGTTGGGCTTGGGGTTGGGGCAATAGAAGAACTGGCGGTGACGGATGGTGCCGTAGCAGCACACATTGCCGGAGTGGACGATGCCGCGCCCGCAACCGAAGAACCGGCCGATGAACTTCTCAAGGCCGACGTGGGAAAAACACGAGCTTTCCCACTGCTCGACGGTCGACGGGATCGGCGCGCCGCAGCCATCGCACTTTTCGCCATAACAAGAAACCCCTCCGCATGAGGGACACACGACGAGGGTTTCAGGATGGTTATAATCTTCGACGAAGATCCCCTCGGAGAGAAGCGGACTACCGACGGGAACGACCTCAGTGAGGTCGTCAGCCGGGTGGTGGTGAACCTTTCTGGCAAGGTAAGTGCCAATACTGTTGAACATACGAAAAGCCCCTTGGATATTTAGCGTACATTGGAATTCTCGATGGAGGATGATTTTTCGGTGGCAAGAACGCTACCGGACGGGACCGTCGGATTGCCTGCGGCGGAATTATCGCCGCACAGGACTGGCGGGACGCTCGTGCCGATGGATGGCGGCGCGGAGGATGGCACGGGAACCTTCTTGGCGGGATCCTCGACAATCGGCGGCATTGGCACTGGGACTGGAACGGGCGAAACCTGCTCCTGGGCCGGCGGTGGAACCCCGCCATCCTCACCGAAATCATCCGGCGGGTTGTCGGCCGGTTCCTCGAAATCGCTCTCTGAGACCTCCGGCACGGTGCCGTTCGTGAGAGGAAGATTGCTCGCCTCCCTGGGGAGAACACGACGGGCAAAGCGGAAAAGCGTGCGCCCTTCCAGCTGCTCGTTGAGCTGCGTGATATCGTAGAGGATGCGCTGGCTCTTGTAATTGATCCCCATCTCTTGAAGATAATTCTTGAAACTGATGTAGTAATAAGCGCCAGCCTTCTTCAGCTCGAACGCCTGCGGGTCACCCTTGGTGCTGACCGTCGCGCCAAGATCACCGTTCTCGGCAGAGAAGATGATGAGGCTGGCATCATCGGTGAGATTCATGAGGCGACCGGCCTCAACGCTGAACGATAACCGACCGTTACCTTGGATCGTGGCCTTTGCCGTCTGCTGGAGACGGGCGGCATCAAGGCGGGTCAATGTGGCTCCAAAATTCATCTATACGTTTCCTATCGGTTGTGAACGGAGGGTAGTATATCACAACCTTATCTGGGCTGTAAAGAGGGGCGGAAAGAAAAATATTATTCGGTACGGATGAGTACGAAGTGTATTTTCCGTATTACCCCGTTGCAAGTCGCAAGAGATACCAAGTTGCCCACGGTTCCGTGTGCCGTTTCAGAACCGCCAGATCCCTCGTCGGCGATATTGACAAATGAAAACAGATATTGACAAAACCGGCAGGGGGTTTGTCAATGTCAGAAATGTCAAGTCTTGAGGCTGGGGTGTGTCCCAAGGGGGCTTAAAACAGCGAGTGAGTAGACATGGGGAAAAATTGACATCGAAAATGTCACAGTTGTCAAAGGCCATTTCGCCGTTTCCGGGCCGCTTCGCATGGTGCGTGGCGGCGGCAAAAAGGAAACTGCGAAATGCAAAAGAAAGAAGTAACGATCCACCCGCGACCGGAGTCGCCGATCACACCCAAGGTCTGGGAGAAAATCCAAATCCACGCGAGCGTCATCCAGCTGTCGTACCGCGACGCAAACGAGGTCGACAGGGAAATCCGACGCGAGGACATCATCGGGGAACTGATCACCGCAGCCGTCAAGTCGTGGAAGAAATTCAGGAGCGACAAGGGCTGCACATACGACTCGTTCGCAAGCCATGCCATCGACTGGGCGGCGAAGAACTACATGCGCAACACCTGGAACAAGGAGAAGAAAAGGCGGAACACGCTCTCGCTCAATGTCTGTGTGCGGGAGTTCGACATCGAAACGAGCAGCGGCTCGATGACGTTCCTCGAACTTCTCGAAGACACGCGCGCAAATGCCGGACGCCTCGCGGAAGCTTTCGATCTGCGCGAGATGTTTGCCGCGCTGGAGAAACACGATCCGCAGCTTGCGGAGATCCTCGTCCTCCGCTATCAGGGGCACAAGATGCAGGAGATCGCAGGGATGGTGGGCGTCAAGCCGCGCCGCCTCTGGGTGGTTCTGTGGCCGAGGGTCAGGAAGTTCGTGCGCGAGTTTTACAAAGATACCCCCGTAGATTTTTCCGGCTCGCGGTAAAGAGGTATGGCACCGGCGGGGAGGATGGTTCCGAACCGCCGAGTGGAAGGAAAACGACAACATGAAATATCCATTCTTGCTGGATGTGAAGGCGAGCGAGTATCACGCGGATTCCGCGTCGGGCCGCTATCTTTCTTCACACAACCTGGCGCTGTTCCGAAAGTGCCCGCGCAGCTACCATCTCACCATGACGGGGAAGATGCGAAAGCCGGAAACCCAAGCCCTCGCGTTCGGGCGGGCGGCGCATTGCTTCACGTTGGAGGACTCTGACGTGTGGAACCGCGAGTTCGTCGTGACGGACGGGCCTGTGAACCCGAAGACGGGACAGCCCTTCGGCCGGACGAGCCAGAAGTTCATCGACTTCATGGCCACGCAGACGAAGGAGGTGGTTTCGTGCCGAGAGTTCGAGGCCATCGAGAAGATGGCGGAGAACGTGTGGAACCACCCGGAGGCAAAGAAGCTCCTCGAAAACGGAGTTGCCGAGGGCACGATCCGCGTCGAGGACTTCTTCGGAACGCCTGCGCAGGCGCGGCTCGACTGGTTCACGCCGGACTACGGGATCGTCGACCTCAAGACGACGGGCGACGATCTCGAATGGTTCGAGAGCGAGGCGCGGAAGTTTCAGTACGCCTACCAGATGGCCTTCTACCGCAAGGCTCTGGAGATCGTGAGCGGGACGAGATACCCGGTGTACATCATCGCCGTGGAAAAGCACGAGCCCTACAGGGCGTGTGTATTTCGCTACGCCGAGGACGTGCTGGACCAGGCGGAGGCCGAGAACGCGAGCGCGATACGCGAGCTGATCGACTGCCGCGAGAGGGACGTGTGGGAGACGCGATTCCAGGAGACGAGGCCGCTGACGAGGATATAGGCCGAACACAGTTCGGCCATCAAATCTGGAGAGTTCGGCCATCAAATCTAGGATTGGCTACCAAGGGACTGGAATTGGGGCGTCAAGAATGCCGCCACACAGAACGAGAGCAGGGCGGCAGAATGCCACCGCACAGAACGGAATTTGGGCGGCGGGGTGCCGCTCAGAAAAAACAGAAAACCGAAAGGAAAAGAAACCATGGGACTCATGGAAAAGATAACGAAAGGAGCGCGGCCACGACCGCCGCGCATCCTCGTGTACGGGCCGGCGGGTGTCGGCAAATCGAGCTGGGCCGCGCAAGCGCCAAGCCCGATATTCATCCCCACGGAGGACGGCCTCGACCAGATCGAGTGCGACAGGTTCGACCACGTGACGGACTATGCGAAGTTCGTCGAATGCCTCAAGGCGGTGCGCGACGAACCGCACGGCTACAAGACGCTCGTGATCGACTCGCTCACCGCGTTGCAGAACCTCGTCACGGACGGCGTGTGCAAGGCGGCGGGCGTGAAGTTCCTCGAAACCGCCTACGGCGGGTACAACCGGGGGCAGTCGGCCGCGCTCACGCAGCTGCGCAAAGACGTGTACGGCCTCTTCGACGAGATCCGCAGCAAGCGCAGCATGGCCATCGTGCAGATTGCGCACGATCATGTGGAGAATATCAAGCGCGCGGACGGGACATCCGACCGTCGCCTCGCGCCGCGCCTGATCGCGGGCATCTGCGACTGGGTGGCGGAGTGGAACGATATCGTGATCTCTGCCGACTTCCGCACCATCGAGGACGCCAACGGCAACCGCATGATCGTGGGCAAGAACGGCGGCGAGCGTGAGATGTACGCGGTAGGAACGATCCACCGCCTCGCGAAGAATCGCTATGGCATTGCGCCGGGGCCGCATCCCTTCACATGGGATGTGATTTGGGAAGCCATCACGAAGATGAATGGCAACGCTGGCGAGGCTCACCCTTCCAGTGCAACGAGCGAGCCGCCCGCGAACGGGCAAGCCGCTCCCAATGAAACTGAAAACGCATAACGAGAAAGGAAAACTGAAATGGACGATGTATTTTTCGACGCGACCGGCATTGAGCCGGCGGGGACGTTTGAGCCTCTCCCTCCTGGGGAGTACGAGGTGGTGATCACGGAATCGACGTGGAGGCCGACGAAGGCCGGCACCGGCTCGTTCCTTGAGCTGAAGTGCCAGGTGGTCGGAGGCGACTACGACAAGCGCAACCTCTGGGCGCGGCTTAACCTCAAGAACCCCAATGCGACTGCGGTGGAGATCGCGAAGCGCGAACTCTCGGCAATCTGCCATGCGGTAGGCGTGTTGCGCCCCAAGAGCAAGGAGGAGCTGCACGGCATTCCGCTCATCGCGAAGGTGGTCGTGAGGGAGAACCAGAACGGCGAACCCTCAAATGAGATCAAGGGCTGGAAGCCTAAAGACGGCGGCGGAAACGGCGGCAAGAATGCCGCCGCACAGAACACCGCCGCACAGAACACCGCCGCACAGAACACCGCCGCCCCAAACGGAACGGGCGCACAGAAGCAGCCGACCGCTTCGGGGAATGCGCCTTGGTGAGGCGGATCGAGACGATTCTGCCGTATCCGCCCAGCGTGAATTCTTACTATCGCAGTGTAGGGTTTCGCGTCCTGATCAGCAGAGAGGGACGCAAGTACCGGAAGATGGTCGTGTCACGCCTCAGTGGAGCGAGGCCGCTTGAGGGACGCTTGTCCTTCACGGCCTTGCTCTACCCGAAAGATCGCCGCCGCAGGGATGTGGACAATGTTCTCAAATCCCTCCTCGATTCGCTTGCACACGCCGGCACGATGCACGACGACTCGCAGATAAAAGTGCTTCACGTGGTGATGAACGAACCCGACGGCGAGGCGCGGGTTGAGGTACGGATGGAAGAACTAGAATGAACATCGGAAAGAAGAAACAAGAATGGGACTTCGATACTACCAGGAGGACGCCGTAAGGGCTGTTTACGAACATCTGCGGCACAAGGACACGAACCCGTGCGTGGAGATGCCCGTCGGCTCAGGAAAAAGCTGGGTGTTGGGGCAGATTGCCTCGGACACGGTCAAGGCGTGGAATGGACGCGCGCTCGTGGTCGCGGGCGCGAAAGAACTGCTGCAACAGAACGCCGAGAAGATACGGCTCGTCGCGCCAGACATCGGCGTGGGCATCTGCTCGGCAGGGTTGGATCGATGGGAGGCGAACCGCCCGGTGGTGGTGGGCGGCGTCCAATCGATCTTCCGCAGGGTAAAGGAGATCGGCCATCGGGACGTGTGCATCATCGACGAGTGCCACCTTATCCCGCCGGATGGCGAGGGGATGTACAGGACACTCCTCGCGGGGCTGAAGGAGATCAATCCGAAGATGCGGATCGTGGGATGCACGGCGACGCCCTACCGGCTCAAGGGAGGCATGATCTGCCGTCCGGAGAACATCCTCAACGAGATCTGCTACCGCATCGACCTCAAGGAGCTGATTGAAAAAGGATTCCTCTCGAAGCTCACGGCGAAGTCTGGGCGCAACATCGCCAAGTTCGACGCCCTTCACGTACGCGCCGGGGAGTTCGTCGCAGAGGAAGTAGAGCGGGCGATGACGGAGGATGCCATCGTCTCCTCGGCCTGCCGCGAGATCGTGGAACTGACGAAGGACAGGAAGAGCGTGATCGTGTTCTGCTCGTCCGTGGCGCATTGCCAGAAGGTCGCAGAGCGGATTTCAATTCTCGCCGGCACAGAGTGCGCCATCGTGACGGGGGAGACACCATCCTTTGAGCGAGCGGAGATATTGGAGAGGTTCAAAGGCAAGAGCGTGCAGGCCGACCTCTTCGGCAACGAGAAGCCGCCGCTGAAATTCGTGTGCAATGTCGAGTGCCTGACGACGGGATTCGACGCCCCGAACATCGACTGCGTGGCGCTGCTGCGTCCGACGATGTCGCCGGGGCTGCTCATGCAGATGTGCGGGAGAGGGACGCGGCTGTCGCCCGAAACGGGAAAGACAGACTGCCTTATCCTCGACTTCGGCGGCAACATCGAGCGGCACGGATGCCTCGACTGCCTGCGCCCGCCGGGCGAGAAGACGGGCGAAAAACGCGGGCCGCTTGCGAAGGCGTGTCCGAAGTGCCAGACCATGATGCCGCTTCCGTTGATGGTCTGCCCCGAATGCGGGTTTGAGTTCGAGAGGAAGGAGAAAGAAGTCAAGATCGAAGCGACGGCGTCGACGCTGGGGGTGATCTCCGGCGAGACGACGTTCGAGACGCTGGAGGTGACGCATGTCGACTACGACGAGTGGGCGAAGCGCGGCGCGCCGCCCGACTACCCGAAGACCATACGGGTGACATACTGGTGCGGCATGAACGAGCGCCATTGCGAGTGGGTTTGCCCTGAACACTCCGGCTACGCGAGGCGGAAGTTCGTGGAGTGGTTCAAGGCAAGGCGGATCGCGGAGGATGTGTTCATTCCGGCGACGGCAGCAGAGTTCCTTGAGGCTGTCTTCGGGGGGATGGTGAAGACCACGAAGTCGATCACGATCCGCAAGACGGAGGGGAAACGATATGCGGACATCGTGTCGAGCGTTGTCGGCGACACGCCGGAGGGCGGGCCGAACGACATGAACTTCGAGGATGGCGATCTCGACGATCTGCCGTTCTGAACGCGAGGTGGAGGTGAAGCAGATGGACGAGGACGATTTCGAGTACGAGGAGAAGTTCGCGCGCCGGCACGAGGCCATCGTGCGCGGCTTGCGCGTCGCTCTTTGCGCCGCCCTGCTGGGGGCGGTGGTCACGGTGTTCTGCATCGTCTTGGCGAGACGGGCGCGGACGAGCGGCTACGATGCCTGGAGAGCGACCGTCAACAGCGCGATGCGCAAGGCCGTGGAGGGAGGCGGACATGGCGATAGCCGTTGAGACCGCGCTCGGCTACAGGCGGGCGGGGCTTTCCGCACTTCCAGCCTCAAAGGCGAAGAAAAGGCCGGCCATCGGCGCGTGGCGAACCTGGGCGAAGCGGCTCCCCACGGAGGTGGAGGAGGAGGCGTGGTTCTCGAACACCCACGACGGCGTGTGCATCGTGGCGGGTTCGGTTTCAGGAAATCTCGAATGCATCGACTTCGACCAGAGGGCGGAGGCGTATCCGGCATGGTGTGCAAAGATCGACACTACGGTGCTCGCAGGGCTCGTAGTGGAGGCGACTCCCTCGGGTGGAAAACATGTCGTGTACAGGTGTGGGGGGAAGATCGAGGGGAACCTGAAACTGGCGAGGGGCGTGAGGGAAGGCAAGATCAAGACGCTTATCGAGACTCGTGGCGAGGGCGGTCTTTTCCTGTGCGCACCGACACCCGGCTACACGCTGGAACAGGGCGACTTTGAACACGTCCCGACCATTTCGCAGGAGGCGCGACAAGCCCTCCTGTCCGCCGCCCGCGAGCTGGACGAACCAGAACCCCAACCGGCCCCGAAGAACGCGACACAGGGCGACTGTGGGGCCTTTCTGGAAAGACCGGGGGACGATTTCGCGCGTCGAGGCGACATCCGGCCTCTGCTGACCGCGTGCGGCTGGACGATGTGTGGCCAGAACCCGGACGGAAACGAGCTGTGGACGCGCCCCGGAAAGAACGCGCAGGCTGGGCATTCGGCGACGTTGAAGGACGGAGTGTTTTATGTTTTCTCGACGAATGCAACCCCGTTTGAGCCGGGCAAGGGGTACAATGCGTTCCAGGTATACGCGATACTTACACACGGGGGTGACTTTACGGCGGCCGCAAAGGATCTGCTGGCACAGGGGTATGGGGTGGTGGAAAAGGATGACCTTGGCGTGGATCTTTCGGGGATCATGGGGGAAACGGGCAGTAAACCGAGCGGGAAATCTGGCGAGGACGAGGAGTGCACCGTTGAGTTTCCCGATCCGGGGCCGATACCAGACGAGCTTTTCAACGTGCCGGGGTTTGTTTCGGAACTGATGGGATATACCTTGCGCACCGCGCCGTACCCGAACAAGGCGCTGGCGTTCGCGGGGGCGTTTGCCATGCTGGCGCATCTGTGCGGAAGGAAATTCACGGACGAGTTCGGAACACGCCCGAACGTGTACATCCTGTCGCTGGCCAACTCGGGGTCGGGCAAGCAGCATCCGCGATCCGTCAACGTTTCGCTCGCCGCGCTCAAGGGGTTTGCGTCCGAGATGGGGGATTACTTCGCTTCGGGCGAGGGACTGGAAGATGCCCTGCTCGTTTCGCCGGCGAGCTTCTTTCAGGTGGACGAGTGCGACGTGTTGTTCAACACTGTGAAGATGAAGGACACGCGGGCGGAGATGATCAATTCGATGCTATTGCGTTTCTATTCGGAATCTTCCTCTGCGCACATCATGCGCAAGAAGGCCCTTCAACGGGGACAGCACGCCGCGTCGACCACGATCATCCAGCCGCACCTCACGTTCCTGGGGACGGCGGTGCCGCGATTCCTGTACCAGGCGCTTTCGGAACGGGTGATGGAGAACGGGCTGCTGGCCAGATGCCTCGTGCTGGAAGCGGGGCCACGTGGCGACGCGAACGACAACCCCATCATGGAGGACTTCCCGCAGCGTGTGCTTGACGACATCACACAGCTGATCCGGATCGGACACGAAAACGAACTCTTCAGCGAATTCCCGCAGCCGAGGATCGTAGGGATCGAGAGCCGGGCGAGGGAGCGGCTGAAGGAGGTACGGCACGAGGCGGACGCACACTACAAGCGGTTCGAGAAGACGAACTCGGCCTGTGCGCTCGCGCTCTGGGCGAGGGCGGCGGAGAAAGTGGCGAAGTATTCGCTGGTGTACGCCGTCTCGCAGAGCGTCCTGAATCCCGTGGTGACGCCGGAAGCGGTAGAGTGGGCGCGTGCGCTGGTGTTCCATGCGACGCGGCGGATGCTGTACCAGGCAGGGCTGTACGTGTATGACAGCGAGTTCGACGCGCTCATGAAGCGCGTGTTGCAGAAAATCACGATCAAGGGTGGCGGGCGGCTCTCGTACCGGCAGCTGCTGCGGTCGATCAGCATCGAGAAGGACGAGCTGAAGCGCGTCCTCGCCACGCTCATCGAGCGCGGCGACATCCACGTTGAGCAGGGACAAAAAGGCGGCGAGGTGTTCGTTATGAACGGGCAGACATGATATAATATTCGGCGTGACCAAAACAGCCACAGATCCGTTTCTCGAAATCACCGACCCTAGTGAAGCCATCGGCCTCTGGAGCCGGCAATGTCGCTTCGAGGTGAAGATCACGCCCATTTGGGAGACCTTGAGCAACATGGGGACGGTCACGATGCTCGACATGGCCCGCTGGGAGACGTGGGACGAGATGCGCGAGGCCATGATGTCGCGGAACACGGAGAGGACGCCGGCGTGGCGTCTCAGAGAGTGGGACGCGCAATACGGGAGGGACAAGCCGAGATGGTTCAATGCCTGGCGGACGCATTCGTCGTGGATGACCACCTTGTCCACGACGACATCCCGCCCAGAGCGCATCCGGTTGTCATTCGGATGTCAGGTGTTCGGGAACTGCTGCTTTGAGGAACACATGCGCTGCGGCCGCGTGTTCTTTCCGATCATCAATGGGGTGAAGCACCTCGCCGTGATGCTGAAGGCCGGCTGGGGCTGGTGGGACCAGATCGAACACACATACGAGGCTGGGCGCGAGAGCGCATGCAGCCGGCTTCTGCTCACGAAGCGGGATGGTATCGGCAGGGGGACGTGCGACCTCGCCCTTCTACGGCGGATGGTGACAGACAGGGAACTGTGTATTTTCAGGATCGAGGCCGATCCGTTGTTCGATGCCGTGACGGACAACGAGCTGAACCCGAAAGAGGTGTACGCGCACCTTGCGCGCGAGTTCGCCGTGTTCATGAAGCCTGATCACGGAGAGGACATGAACGACCGTCTCACGATGCAGTACAGTGTGACCTTCAATCCGCAGAAAAGAAAGTACCTCGCCGTCGACAAGACAAGCTTCAGAAACATCGACGTGATGCTGGAACGGAAGAAGGAATGGGCGAATCGTCCGATTGCAATCTCCGATCCGGCGAAGGCGGAGGACGTGGCGCGGGAGGTCGTACTGAAGAACGGCTGCGCCCTTACGAACGGCGAACCGCCGGAGGATCTTCGCCGCGCGTTGATGACCGCCCTGTTCTGGGTGACATTCCCGGACAGGCGGGCGGACGAGCCGGGCGGCATCCTGCGCGGCTACCAGCTGCCGGGACGGATGGTTCTCAAGAGCGAGGGCGTCATCCGGCATACAGACGTGACGCACCTCGTGAGGATGACGCGCGACAAGGGCGCGGAACGGATCGCCGCGAAACGGAACTTGCTTGTAGACGTGCTGATGGCGCGCGCGGCGAAAGCCGTGGCGGCGCGGAACGGCCTCTCGGAAGAGGATGCCCGCAAACGGATCGACGATGCGGGGGCTAGGACGGCTGTCGAAAAGGCGGCCTGGAAACTCGGCATGATGGAGGGTTCGCCAATCGTCCTCTTCCACGGGCAGGCGAACGCCGGCGTGCTGAAGCTCCCCGACCTTTCCCTTGCGCTCGCCTGCGAACAAGCTCTTGGGTTGGACGGAAGCGCGGGAACGATGGAAAAGCTCGTGCAGACCGCACGGGTGCGTCCGCTCGCCGACAGCTGCGGCTGGTATCGGCATTGCCTGTTCGGTCCCTTCAAGGCGCATCGCCTCTGGACGCCGCAGGTCGGCAAGGGCGACGCGAAGATCGAGTTCCCGAAGGGTGCCGTATGGGTGTTGCGCGAGTACGGTCTGTACTATCTGATGATCATTCCGAAATACGCGATGTACCAGCATGACCGAGACCTCGCGTATACGGAGGGCGACGCGGAAGGTCTGGCGGTGACGGCATACCGCTGCTTCTCGCAGGACGGCACACGGTCGAGAGAGAACGTGGAAATCACCACGGAGAAGTTTGACTGGAAGAAGATACATCGTCTGGCCAAGCAGGGGCGCATCTACCTTTACTCGGTCGATTTCGGGGAGGCGAAATGGGCTGCGGAACTCACGTTCACGACGGACAATGCCACGCCCTGCGTGTTCTGCGCCTCAACTCCGAAGATCGCCGCGAAAGCTTCCGACGAGGACGTCGAGGTGGACATGTGGTTCACGATCAACCCCACCGTTCCTCGCGAGGGGCGCAAGTTCGAGGGACGCTCCTGGAAGAATTACCTTGATGCCTATCCGGACGAGGCGAAACGCGCGGTCGTGAGATGGCCGGCGGAGGGACTGACGGACGTCCGCAACGCCGCAATCGAGTGCATCAAACGCGATGCCGTGCTGCTAACGGACAAAGACCATCTGCAAGAGGCCGTAGAGGCTCTCTCGTACATTTACTTGCCTGAAATCGGGCCGCGCAATGCTGGCGGAGCCTACTGCGGATGCCAGTTGCGCGACCGCGCGTTCAAGGACGAGGACGGGCGCGTGTCCTGGCGCGAGGAGCGGGCGAGACAGAGCGGCGAGACAGAGGACAAGGGCAAGGCCAAAAAGAAGAACGACCGTTCCGCGCTCAAGGGCAAGCGGCTCGTGGAGGTGGTGCCGGCGGCAACTGCAACGGAACTCGAACGGCTGTTCATCGAGAAGATCGAAAGCGATCCGATCTCCGACAACAGGAACGGTGGCCGCAAAAGTGAGGGGCTGCGCGTCAAGGTGCTTGACGAGCCGCTGAAGGTGACCGACGATCTCATGGATGCGGTGAAGCGCGAATTCAGGCGGATCGTATACACGGGGACGATGGCCGGGCGGCAGCAGATCATACGCCCCGCGCACGAGGTGGCCGTCGGCATCTGGCTCACGACGCTCTTCGGGGACAGGCAGACGAAAATGAAAGACTCTGTTCCGGCCGATCCGATTGAAGCGAAGCTCGCGGACATAGAGGAACAATTCAACAAGGGTCTTATCACGGAGGAGGAGCGCGCGCAGAGACGCGCCTCGATCCTGTCCGAGATATGACCCCCGCAAAAACGGAAACAGGCGATGGACGAAAAAGAGACGACGGACAACAAGCTGACGAGAACGGGATTCTACAAGGTCAAACGCACGATAGAGGTTACGCTTACGCCCCTGGGCTATACGGAGCAGACCTACCGCAAGCTGTGCCTTGCCGCAGATCTGGAGCGGGCGCGTCATGTGCCGGAGGCGATGGCACTCATGCACAAGGAGTACGTCGCCCTTGCAAAGCGGACTCTGGAGCGGATGCCGGGCGAAATGTGCGGAAGCGCAAACAGCATCCTCACCGCAATCAGACAAGACCCTCTCGTGTCTGTCGTGACGGGACAGAATCCCGACGATCTCTTCCGCATAATCGAGAAACGCTTGCGAGAGAACGAGATGCCCGTACCAGAGTGTCTCAAGAGCCTCACGATGTGGGGGACGCTCGTCATTCAATACCATTGGCGATTTGCCGACCTCTTCGGACTCAACCTGCACTCGAATGGGGAATACTCTCTGCCGGCAAGAATGAGCGGCCAGCCGAAAGCGTCGCTGGCGGAGTTGATGCCAGAGTTCTCGGAGAAGTTCATACCTGCGCAGCCGTCTGGCCGATCCCGCATTCTTTTCGACAACCGTCTGCTGGGCATCTCGTGGCGGGAGGAGGCCATCGAGAGGTCGCGCCTCTTCTTGCTGAAGGACGGCGGGAGGATGCTGGTCGGCGCGATTCCGAGAGGATCGTCTTTCAATCCCTTCACGCTTCGAGGCGAGATGATGGGCGGCGAGTATGGCCTGTTCGACGTGTCAGCGGACGGGCAGCGCGACGGCAAGCCGATGTTCAGGCCGGTTTCGCGCGTCCGTGTGGACGCCGCGCTCGGCAATGGAGAAGTGATGCTCTTCGCCGTGACGGCCAAACGGCGAGACGACGGCGATATCTTCGCTGCGCTCTTTTCTGATGAGAATGCCGAGCGAGGTGTCCTAAGACTTCTCTCCGACACGCAGTTCTTCCTTCGGCAAGATGCCCTTCGCGGATCGTTGGAGTTTTCGGCAACGTTTCTCGTTTCCTTCAACCACCATCTGCGAACCCTTCACGCGCCGAAATACACAATCGACGAGTCCGTATTCCATCAAGCTCGTCCCGAGTGCCGCATCGTCCCGGTGGATGCCTCGGCACTGGGGGATCGAGAGGCCCTGGACGAGATATGCCGCCAGCTCACGGCTCATGACATCGCCATCTCCTTGCCGGAAGGGACACGCTTCGAGACAGTCGAGGCGATTCGCAAGATTCTCGGCTACATTGTTCTGCCCACGACGCCGTATCTCGAACCAGGCGGAGCATTGTGCGGATTCCAGTTCCCAGATCGCGTGCTTGTGAAAGGAGCGGTGGATCAATTTTCTTCTGGCAAGGTCTGGTACGAAACACGCGAGCGACAAGCCGCAAACTTGGCGCGACAGACCGAGGCGGCAGTTCGACGCGAGGAGGCGGCACGGCAGAAGCGTGAAGCACATGAGCGGCGGATGGCCGAACAGAAACGCCAAGCAGAAGAACGGAAAGCCGCAAAGCAACTGGAACGGCAACGTCGTGCCGAGGAAGAGAAGCTGAAGAAGGAAGAAGCGAGCAGAAAGCTGGATGCTGCTTTTACCGCGCTCAAGATCGGCTCGTCGCATTTCGCGTATTACTACACACCCAAGGGGTCAACGTCCAATGAAAGGCGCGAGGGCGACCTGTTCGCCGACAGCAGGGAAGAGGCGTACTCGAAGCTGCGGGCAGTCGGGATCAACCCAATCAAGGTCTATCCCTTCGGCGAGGACTCTCCAGCCAAGCCTGCGCCGGGACGGAACTTCGCCGAGGTCAAGGCTCGGCAGGATGCAATGACCAGGCCGATGCCGGCGGCGCAGCCCTCAATGCCGAGCGAACCACAGCCGCCAGCAGCCAAGCCCGACCCGATGGCTGACAGGCTGGGGCGGTTGAAGAAGCTGTACGATCTCGGAATCATCTCGGAAACAGAGTATGCGGATCAGCGCAAGCGCATCCTCGCCGAGCTGTAGAGCCACAATCTTCATCTGTCAATGATATGTCAATCTGCGTCAACGCGGGTTGACATTTTTTTCGTGTCCGGGAGAGGGCATGTCAATCCGTCAATGAGTTTTATTGACAGATACATTGACAGATAGCAGACGTGCCAAAATGAGGAACGGACTGAGAAAGAGGGGGAATTCTTCTCTTTCTTCTTCTTTTCCCCCATCTGTCAATAAGTCAATGGCGGGGTGACGCGGCGCAGCGTTTTTAGCCGTTCGCGCTCAAAATGCGGTGTGCGCGTATCGCGCGCGCGTAGCGTTGACCGACAGGCCAGCGGGAAAGAAAATGCGGCCGCAGACGGTGAGAAAAGGTGCAAAGCGATTAGCACCGGTGTAAACCATCTGCGGCAGCGGCGGGTAAGATACCCCATCTACTCATGAAAGTCAACGGGCTACGGCGAAAATTCTCGAAAAAATATCGGTAGAAAATCCCGGTGGGCGGTAATAAGGCTAGGCACGGGCGGTTCCCCCCTGAACCCCTCAAGAGGAACGGGCGCGGGAAGGACGGGAATTGTCCAAGAGACTTTATTTCACATGGGAAAAACCGGAAGGAAAGAAAATGCCCAAGATTCAGAACCTGCGGATCGACTCGCTCGTGCCCTACGAGAACAACCCGCGTTACAACGACAATGCTGTCGCCGGCGTGGTGGCGTCCATCCGGCAGTACGGCTTTATCGGCGCGATCATCGTGAACAAGGATCGCGTCATCATCAACGGACACACGCGCGTGAAGGCCATGAAGGAGATCGGCGCGGAGACGATCCCGGCCATCGTTGTCGACCACCTCACGCCAGAGCAGGAGCGCGCCCTGCGGATTGCCGACAACAAGACGGCGGAGGTTGCCGAGTGGAACGAGGAGCTGCTCAAGGCCGAACTGAAGGCTCTTGAGGAGGCTGGCTTCGACATGGGGGCCTTGGGCTTCGACACGTCGGAGCTGGACGAACTCATCGGCGGCACGGCGGACATGGTCGGGCAGACCGATCCGAACGAGGTGCCCGAGACGCCCGAAGTTCCCGTCTCGAAATCCGGCGAGGTCTACCGGCTCGGCAACCACCTCCTCCTCTGCGGCGACGCGACGAAGGCGGAGGACGTCGCCAAGGTCTGCGGCGAGGGAGAGGCTGACTGTCTCCTCACCGACCCGCCCTACAACGTGGACTACCACGGCTCGGACGGGCAGTCGATCCAGAACGACTCGATGGAGGACTCGAAGTTCCGCGAGTTCCTGCGCGCCGCGTTCGGAACCGCCGAAAAGGCGATGCGTCCAGGAGCGGCGTTCTACATCTTCCACGCCGATTCCGAGGGCTACAACTTCCGTGGCGCGTGCTTCGACGTGGGGCTGCGCGTCCGCCAGTGCCTCGTCTGGAAAAAGAACTCGCTCGTCCTGGGGCGACAGGACTACCACTGGATTCACGAGCCGTGCCTCTACGGCTGGAAAGACGGAGCCGCGCACGAATGGTACGCCGACCGTTCGCAGACGACGGTGATGGAGTTCGACAAGCCCAAGAAGAACGACCTCCACCCGACGATGAAGCCGGTCGAGATGCTTGCCTACCTTCTCAAGAACTCCACGAAGCGTGGCGACGTCGTGTTCGACCCGTTCGGCGGCAGCGGCTCGACGCTGATCGCATGCCAGCAGACGGGGCGCGTGTGCCGCACAATCGAACTCGACCCGAAGTACTGCGACGCCTTACGCCGTCGCTGGGCTGAGTTCATGCGCGGCGAGGGGTGCGACTGGGTTGCGCTCACGCCGACAGCCGACGGTACCGCACCAGAGGCGACGGTACCACAGGACACTATAGATGTCGCCGGAAACACACGTTCCGGCGAAGACAACAGTAGATAGCGGACAACAGGCGGCGACAGATGCCGTAGTTGCACACCAGAAAACACAAAACCAGAACAGACAGGATCCAATGGCAATGATACAGACATCCGAATACTGCGCCGCCGGACATCCCGACCGCACCTGCGACTGCATCGCGTCGCACATCCTCGACCGCCACCTCGAACACGACCGGAACGCCCGCGTCGCCCTGGAGGTGCAGCTCAAGGACAACTTCTGCACCGTATCGGGGGAGGTGACGAGTTCGTGCAGGTTCACGGACGCGGAGATCGCCCGGTTCTGCCGCGAGGCGGTGAACGGGATCGGCTACACCCGCGACTACCAGTCGCTCTTCGGTAGCGAGAACTGCATCTGCGGGGACGACCTCGACGTGACGTGCCACATCTCGCGGCAGTCGCCCGACATCGCGCAGGGCGTGGACGCGGACGGCTGGGGAGACCAGGGGATATTCTGGGGGCTTGCCTTGGACGAGCCTTCGCGCGGTTTCATGCCGAAGGACTACTGGCTCGCCCGCAAGATCGCGCACGACCTCTGCGCACGCCGCTTCGGCGGGCTGGACGTGAAGACGCAGGTGACCGTCGAAGACGGTCTTCCAGTGGAGTGCGTTGTGGCGATCCCGATCCGTCCAGAGTGCGAGGAGGCGGCGACCGGGGCAATCCGGAACTTCGTGCAGTCGATGCTCGGAAGCGACTGCCGCGTGACCGTGAACGGCACGGGACGGTATGTGCGGCACGGTTCGATAGGCGACTGCGGCACGACAGGGAGAAAGCTCGTCGCCGACTTCTACGGCGGCAACTCCCGCATCGGCGGCGGCTCGCCGTGGGGCAAGGACCCGACGAAGGCGGACGTGTCCCTGAACGTTCTCGCCCGCGTCAAGGCGCTCGATTTCATGCGCGACAGGAACCTCTACCTTGCGCGGTGCGCGATCTCGTGCTGCATCGGGCGGCGCGAGATCCGCATCGCGTTCCTCGACGCGGAGAACCGGCTCCTCGAAAAGCGGACGGAGGATGTCCCCGCGTCGCACGTCATCGAGTCGCTCGGTCTCCGCGAACCAAGGTACGCCGAAGCCTGCGCGAAAGGTCTCTTCGGCTATGAGGCGCGGTAGGTGAAATGTCCCTTGACCGGAGACATGACGAAGCGGGAGGCGTCGCCCCTTGCGACGATCTCGCGCTTGATCGAGGAGTAAAGAGTCTGCTCCGGCGTCTTGCCAGCTCCGGGGGACCAGAGTCCACGCTCCTTCGCCATCGCCACCATCTGGCGGCAGTTGAGCGGCTCGTCGCTCGCCTTCAGCACCTCGATGGCTGCGGCGAGGAGCGAGAGCTTCGCCGGCGGGGGCGTGGCGGGAGCGGACGCGCGGGAGCGCGCCCCTCCCCGCGTCGTGGCCTTTGCCGTTGCGGTCTTTGTGGTCTTCTTCTTCGTGCTCATTCTGTGTTCTCCTTGTTTGTGGTTGTTGAAACGCCGACATATTGGCGTAAGGTGACGACGATAGCAAGCGGGAAAATCGATATTTATTTCGGAGGCCGGAATGCCCAGATATGACGCGAATGCGCTGCCGAAGAACGCGCTCGTCCGCGCCCTCGCGAACGCCGGGTCACGAACAATCTCCCTGGAGTCGCTGGAGGCGGACATCGCCGCCGGTGCGCCGGTGAACGAGAACGGCACGATCAGCCTGTTCGACTACGCGGCATGGATTCTCAAGACGGAGGCGTATCGTGCCGAGTAACCCCCTCACGCTCTCGAAACTTAAGCCCAGCGACGTGGTGAAGTGCGTGAACTCGACCGACTTCGGCACGGTCTTGAGCGCATCGCAGGTGTACCGCCACTTCGAGATGGGCGGGTATCGCATCGCAAGTCGGACTGACCCGCGATGCATCAACTTCTACGCGTATCTCGCGTGGCTCGTCGACCGGCACAACACGCCGCCGGAGCCGGTCGGTGACTACGCCCGACACCGCGACGAGATGTCGCGCCGACAGGCCGAGCTGTCGCTCGCCGGACGCGACATCGGCGAACTCCCTGCGGTGGAGAACCCAGAGCGAAAGGAAAGATGCCGCCTCGATTTCCGGCTTTTCTGCGAGACCTACTTCCCGGAGGTGTACGTCCTCGCGTGGTCGGAAGACCACCTACGCGCCATCGCGAAGATCCAGCAAGCCGTCCTCCAAGGCGGGCTCTTCGCACTTGCGATGTCGCGCGGAAGCGGCAAGTCCTCGCTCACGGAGACCGCAGCCATCTGGGCAATGCTCTATGGCCACCGCGAGTTCGTCGTGGTGATCGGCGCGAGCGAGTCCGCCGCACTCGAAATTCTCGACTCGATCAAGACCGAACTTGAGGTGAACGAACACCTCGCGGCGGACTTCCCGGAGGTGACGTACCCCATCAAGTGCCTCGACGGCATTGCGAACAGGTGCGCGGGCCAGCTCCACAAGGGGGAGCGGACGCGGATCGTCTGGACGGCGAACGAGATCGTTCTCCCGACCATCGCAGGCGCAAAGTCCTCCGGCGTCCTCGTGCGCGTCGCGGGCATCACGGGGCGCATTCGCGGCATGAAGTTCAAGAAGCCAGACGGGCGCACGATACGTCCGGAGTTCGTCGTGATCGACGACCCGCAGACGAGCGAGTCGGCCGGCTCTTCGGAGCAGACGCGCAAGCGCGTCCGCGTCCTCGCGGGCGACATCCTCGGCCTCGCCGGGCCGGGCAAGAAGATCTCCGGCATCATGCCCTGCACGGTCATCCGCCCCGGCGACATGGCCGAGCAGATACTCGACAAGTCGCGCCATCCCGAATGGAACGGCGAACGGTGCAAGATGCTCTACCAGATGCCGAGGAACGAGGAGCTGTGGAACCGCTACGCCGACCTCCGCGCCGACGAGCTTCGCGAGCGGGGCACCTTCTCTGAGGCGACGGAGTTCTACAAGGCACACAGGGCGGAGATGGACGAGGGCGCGAAGGTGTCGTGGCCGGCGCGCCACAACTACGACGAGCTGTCCGCAGTCCAGCACGCGATGAACCTCAAGCTCACCGACGAGGCCGCGTTCTGGGCCGAGTACCAGAACGAGCCGCTGCCCGAAGATCTCGGAACGGACGAGCAGCTCACGGTGGACGGCATCGTGAATCGGCTGAACGGACACGCCCAGGGGACGGTCCCCGCTTGGGCGAGTCACCTCACGATGTTCATCGACGTGCAGAAGACGCTGCTCTTCTACGTCGTGTGCGCCTGGAGCGACGAGTTCACGGGGGCGGTGGTAGACTACGGCGCATGGCCCGGACAGCGGCGGCGGTACTTCACGCTCGCGGACGCCAGCCCGACTCTCCAGTCGAAGCATCCGAGGACGGGACTCGAAGGATGCCTCTACGCCGGACTCAAGGAACTCACCGAGAAGTATCTCCCGAAGGAACACACGCGCGACGACGGCGCGGCCATGAAGATCGAGAAATGCCTCATCGACGCGAACTGGGGGCAGTCGACCGAGGTCGTGTACCAGTTCTGCCGCGAGTCGGCGTTCGCCAACATTATCGTACCCTCGCACGGCAAGTACATCGGCGCAAGCTCAAAGCCGATGGGAGAGTACAGGAAGATGCCGGGGGACCGCGTCGGACACAACTGGCGCATGCCGAACATACGCGGGAAACGCGTGGTTCGGCACGTGATCTTCGACACAAACTACTGGAAGAGCTTTGTCGCGAGCCGCCTCCTGACCTCGCAGGGCGACCGAGGTGCGCTGACGCTCTGGGGACGGAACTCCGAGACGCACATGCTCCTCGCCGAACACCTCACCGCCGAGTACCGGGTGAAGACAGAGGGACGTGGACGACGTGTTGAAGAGTGGAAGATGCGGCCGGAAGCACACGACAACCACTGGTGGGACGGACTCGTCGGCTGCGCCGTCGCCGCGTCGATGTGCGGCTGTGTCCTTGCCGGCACAGATGTGGTGAAGCCTCGGACGCCCGCGAAGCCCAAGGTGAAGCTTTCGGAGCTTCGGCGGACGAAAGGAAGATAAAGAAAAAATCATTTTACCCGGTAGAAAAAATCTTCGCGCGGTAAAGAGGAATCCGCGATGGGAACATTGGACACAGAGACCGCGCTTGCGGAGGCACTTGCGAAGCCGAAGGAGGTCGAGGTGGACGGACAGCGGGTGACGAACCACTCGCTCTCCGATCTCACCGAGGCCGACCGCTACCTCGCCTCGAAAAAGGCGATGGCGGGGCGGCACCTGCCCATCCGCATCACCAAGATGGCGGCGGGAGGCGCGATCACATGAGGTACGGCAGCGTCTGCTCTGGCATCGAGGCGATGGAAAGGACGGGATCGCCGTGCTGAACTTCCTCAAGAGAAAGTCGGCGAAGGGACAGGCGATCAGACTGTCGCTTCCGAGGTGGATGCGCGCCCGATTCGACGCCGCGCAGACCACGAAGGACAATGCCCGCCACTGGGCGGCTGCGGAATTCCTGTCGGCGGACGCGGAGGCGGATTCCGCCGTCCGCAAGACGCTCCGCACCCGCGCCCGCTACGAGGTGCAGAACAACTCCTACGCGCGAGGCATCGTAAAGACGCTCGCGGATGATACGGTCGGAACAGGCCCCCGCTTGCAGATGCTTCTCGACGACGAGGACATGAACCGCCTCGTCGAACACGACTTCTCCATGTGGGCCAAGCGCATCCACCTCGCCGCGAAGCTGCGCACGATGCGGATGGCGCGTTGCCAGGACGGCGAGGCGTTCGCCATTCTTGCGCAGAATCCCGCACTCCCTCCGAAGGTACGGCTTGACCTCCAGCTCATCGAGGCCGACCGCGTGACGCAGGACGAGCCGGACTCCGATCCTCTCACGGTCGACGGAATCACGTTCGACCGTTTCGGGAACCCGAAGTCCTACCATGTGCTGAAGGCGCATCCCGGCGGGACGGACACGTTCTCGACCGAAGCGATGGACGTGAAGGCAGAGAACATGATCCACGTGTTCAGGCAGGAACGTCCGGAGCAGCATCGCGGCATCCCTGAGATCACGGCGGCCCTTCCGCTCTTCGCTCACCTCCGCCGCTTCACGCTCGCGGTCGTCTCCGCCGCCGAGGCTGCGGCCGACTTCTCCGGCATCCTCTACACGGATGCGCCGCCGAACGGCGAGACCGATTCGGTCGAGGCGATGGATACGATCCAGCTTGAGCGCAACATGCTGCTCACCATGCCCGGCGGCTGGAAGATGTCGCAGGTCGACCCCAAGCAGCCCGTCACGACCTACGGCGAGTTCAAGCGCGAGATCCTCAACGAGATCGCGCGCTGCCTCTCGATGCCGTTCAACATCGCGGCGGGGAACTCGTCCGGCTACAACTACGCCTCCGGGCGGCTCGACCACCAGACGTACTACAAGTCGCTCAACGTGGACAGGGCCTTCATGGAAGGCGAAATTCTCGACCGCGTGTTCGACGCGTGGCTGCGCGAGTGGTCGCTCGCTTCGGCGACGCCAATCGACGGCTGCGACTGCCGTCATGTGTGGTTCTGGGACGGACAGGAGCACGTCGATCCCGGCAAGGAGGCGACCGCGCAGCAGAAGCGTCTCGAGTCGCACACCACGACACTTGCGAGCGAATACGCGAAGCAGGGCAAGGACTGGGAGACCGAACTTCGGCAGATCGCCAAGGAACGCAAGCTCATGAAGGATCTCGGAATCGACGATGCCGATCCGAAAGACGAAAACGAAAATGAAGAGGAGAACGATGGAAACGAAAGATGAATATCTCGAAATCACCGCTTCCGCAGAAGGCGGCAAGCACAAGGTGGCGGGGCTCGCCTATTCGGGAGGCAAGATGCGCCTCTTCGGATGGTCGCGCCCCGTAGTGGTGGACGTGTCCGGCATGACCGTGCCGGAAACCGTGCCGCTCCTCGCGAACCACGAGAACCACACGCTTGGACGCGTGGGACTCGTCGCTGCGAAGGCCGTCGACGGGCATCTGGAGATCTCCGGCGACATCGTCGCGGGCGGCGAGCTTGCCGACGCTATCGTCGCGCAGGGCAAGGCCGGCGCGGACTGGCAGCTCTCGATAGGAGCCGAGGTCGAGGCGGCGGAACTCGTCCAGGACGGCAAGCGCAAGGTGAATGGCATCGAGCATTCGGCCCCGTTCTACCACGTCACGAAATCTACCCTCCGCGAAGTGTCCGTGGTCGCGGTGGGTGCCGACAAGGCAACACACATGAAGGTCACGGCAAAACTCGAACTGAAAGGAAACTCCATCATGGAACCCGAGAAGAAGAATGAAGCGACCCCGCCGAACGCGGAAGCCGCGAACACGCCGCCCGTCACCGCGCCTGTCGCGCCGACGGAGCCGCCCAAGGCCGTCGTCGCTGCGGCGACGCCCGAACACGAACCCGCGCCCGACGCGCAGGCCATCGCGGCCGAGGCGATGAAGGCCGAACGCGACCGCGTCGTAGCCGTCAAGGCCGTGTGCGCAGGCGAATTCCCCGACATCGAGGCCAAGGCAGTCGCCGAGGGCTGGACGAAGGAGCAGACCTCCGAGGCCGTGCTTGCCGCCTACCGCGCGAAGCAGCCCGTCGCAACGCCCCCCGCCATCGTCTCGAAGCGCGAGACGAGGATGGACGCGAAGCGGCTTGAGGCCGCGCTCGCGATCCGCGCCGGGATCGGCATGGACGAACTCGCGAAGGAGATGGGCGACCCGACCGTGGAGGCTGCGGCGAAGGACGCTGACATCCCGCTTTCCGGCATCCTCGCCGAGTGCATGCGGATCGAGGGCATGGAGCCGCCGCGCACCATCGACAACGCCGCGATCAAGGCCGCGTTCTCCACGGTGTCGCTCCCTGGCATCCTCTCCAACGTCGCGCAGAAGAAGCTCTTGCAGGCGTATCGCGCGCAGCCCATCATCGCCACGCGCCTCTGCACCACGGCGGATCTCTCCGACTTCAAGGAGAACGAGCGTTTCCGTCTCACGGACATCGGCGACCTCCAGCCTGTCGGCGCGGACGGGGAGATCAAGGACGGCGGCGTCTCCGAAGAGAAGTCGGTCAACCGTCTCGACACCTACGCCAAGAAGTTCTGCCTCACGCGCAAGATGGTCATCAACGACGACCTCGGCGCGTTCCTCAAGGTGCCGACGGCGATGGGCAACCGCGCCGCACGTCTCGTCGACCAGCTCTTCTTCAAGCGGCTCATGTCGAACCCTGCGATGTCCGACGGCAAGGCGCTCTTCTCGACAACCCACCGCAATCTCCTCTCCGGCGCGAACTCCGCGCTTTCGGCGGACTCCCTCAAGCGGGCGATCCAGGTGTTCCTCAACCAGACGGATGCCGACGGCCAGCCCATCAACGTGGAGCCGAGCATTCTGCTCGTCCCCACCGCGCTCAAGTTCCTCGCGCAGGAGCTGACGCAAGGGCGCGCGCTCATCATGTCCGGCGGCGCGGAGAACTCCGTCCGCCCGGCCATCAACGTACTCGCCGACGAGAACCTCTCCATCGTTTCCTCGCCCTACCTCTCGAACGCGAAGTACGAGGGCGCGAGCGACGCGGCCTGGTACCTCTTCGGGCGTCCCGGTACGGTGGACACCTTCGAGATCGGCTATCTCAAGGGCAAGCGCACGCCGACGGTGGAGCGCGGCGACCTGGACTTCAACGTCCTCGGCATCTGGTTCCGCGTGTACTTCGACGTGGGCATCCGCGAGCAGGATCACCGGGGCATGGTCAAGTCCAACGGGGCTGCGGCCTAAACAATCACCGGCCGAAGCGCGGCGGGAGGGGTTCTTTGCTTGTTTCTTCCCTCTCCCCCGCGCCGAGGCCACCAACCGAAAGGAAAAACAATGAACGCAAGATTCGTACAGCGCGGCGAGGCGATAGACCATACGCCCGCAGCGGACGTCGCCGCAGGCGACATCGTAGCCGTCGGCAAGCTCGTCGGCGTCGCGAAACTCGACATCAAGGCCGGCGAACTCGGCGCGCTCGCCCTCACGGGGGTCTACGAGGTCGCCAAGGGCAACGCCGCGTTCGCGGCGGGCGCGGAGGTCGCATGGGACGCGGCGAGTGGTAAGGCCGTTGCCGCCGGTGCGGCATCGTCCGTCAAGATCGGCCATGCGGTCGCGGGGGCGGCGGAGGCGGACGCCTTCGTTCTCGTCCGCCTCTGCCAGGGACTCGCATGACGATGATCGAGTCAGGGACACGTGCGCTCCGCGCGGCCGAGGCCGCGTTCCTCGCCTCTCCCGCCACCTACGTGCGGCGAGACGGGCGGGAGACGCGGATATCCGTCGTGCCGGGGCGCACCGTGTTCCGCTCCGTCAACGATGTCGGTGCGTGGATCAGAATCGAGACGCGCGACTTCATTCTCCAGAAGGACGCGCTCGACGATCCGCCGGAGGTGGGCGACAGCATCCTGTTTCTCGACGGGGAGTACGAAGTCCTCGCCCCCGGCGGCGAGCCGCCTTGGAGGTGGAGCGACCCGTACAAGACGGCGTACCGCATCCACACGAAGCACACAGGAGGCGAGGAATGAGCCAACAGGAAAGCCAGCACAATCCGGGGATGCCGCCGGGATTCCCCGAACTCTGGGAAGGACTGACGCGAGCGAGGATGGACATCGCGGAACTGAAAGGCATGGTCAAGATGCACTTTGCAGACAAGGCGCACCACACGCCGCCCTGCGCCACGGCGACGGGGTTGCAGAAAACACTCCACGCCGCGATGGGCGCAGCGATCATCTCGCTCCTGTCGGCGGTCGGGACGCTCATATTCGAGATCGTGAAAGGAATGCGCTGATGACGGACATCATCCAGCTTGCGCAGGGGGTCGCGGACTCGCTCGGCGAAGGCGTGGCAGACGTAGAGCTCGCGCCCGAGTTCACGCTCAAGGACGTGAAGGAGAAGACGCGCATCGTTGTCGTCCCCGTGGGGATCAAGCACAAGATGCTCGCGCGAGGCTTCCGCGAAGATCTCCTCATTGTGCAGGTCGGCATCCTTCGCAAGGCGACGGAGGACGAGCTGGTCGATCTCGTCAACTACGCGCAGAGCATCGCGCTGGGGTTTCTGCACTCGACCGTCTGCGGGGCGAGGTGCGTCGAGGCGAACCACAATCCGCTCTACTCGCCCGAACACATGAGGGAGCGGCGGCAGTTCACCGGGGTCATCGAACTCGGCTTCAAGGAGGTCAACCCGCATGAGGCACGACATTGAGCTTGACGAGGACGGCCTTGTCGCCCGGATCGTCCGCGCCTCGAAAGAGTTTCTGCGGCGCGCGGGCGCGTATGTGCGCAAGGTCGCGCAGCGCAAGGTGGCGACATCGCCGAAGGCGTCCGCGCCCGGACAGCCGCCACACACGCGGCAGGGCGCGCTCCGGCGCGGCATCGTGTTCGCGACGGACGGCGAGAAGTCCGTTCTCGTCGGGCCGGGTTTCCACCAGCTCGGCGAATCGATGTCCGCCCACGAGTTCGGCGGAAGATACAGGAGGGAGCGATACCCGAAACGGCCTCTCATGGGGCCTTCGCTCAAGGAATCGACCCCGCATCTCGCGAAGATGTGGGACGGGGCCGTCAAGTGACTTCACGACAAACAGAAAGGTAAAAACAACATGGCATACAAGCTCGGACTAGATGCAAAACTCTTCCACGGTGCGGCGGGATCGACCGCCACCTCGGAGATGAAGAACTGCAAGGACGTGACGCTCAACCTGGAGACGGGCGAGGCGGACATCACGACCCGCGCAGCGGAGGGCTGGCGCATCACGGCGGCGACCCTCAAAGATGCGTCGCTGGAGTTCGAGATGGTCTGGGACACGGCGGACGCCGGTTTCAAGGCCATCAAGAACGCGTACTTCAACAACACGGCAATCGCGCTCTTCGCCTCGGACGGCGACGGGAACGGACTCGACGCGGACTTCGTGGTCACGTCGTTCTCGCGTTCGGAACCGCTTGAGGAGGCGTTGACCGTATCCGTCACCTGCAAGCCGACACTCGTCAGCCGCGCGCCAACGTGGAAGGACGGGACGGGGTCGTAAGGGACGGGAAGGGAGCGAAGAGACATGCGAACGTTCAAGGACGGCAAGGGCCGGACGTGGGAGGTGGCACTCAACGTCTGGCAGATGAAGCGGATCAGGGACGCGCTCGGAATCGACCTCGTGAACGTCATCAGCACGGGCGATGACGGCAGCGTCAAGGTTGATCTCGTCGACAGGATCGCGAACGACCCTGTTCTGCTCGTTGACATACTTTGGGTCCTCTGCGAGAGGAGCGCGAAGTCAGCCGGGGTGACCGATGAGGACTTCGGCAGCTCCCTCGCAGGGGACTCCATCGAAGAGGCGACGAGGGCTTTCCTCGACGAGCTTGTCGATTTTTTCCCCGGAGCGAGGCGGATCTTCCTCAAGAAGGCGGTCGGCCTCGCGAGGAGATGGTCGGAAGAGACGGCGGAGACGCTCAAGGCGGCACTCGAAAGCCCAGAGCTGGAGGAGCGGCTGAAGACGGAATTGCGACGGCCTACCGGCTCGCCGGAATCTGCGGAACAGACCCCGGCCTCTTCACCTTGAGAGAACTCGCGTGGATGGCGGAGGGGCGCGGGAGGTTCGAGTGGGGAATCGCGTCATCGATGATGGCGCTCTCCGCTAACCTCCAGCGCGACCCGAAGCGAGGACAGCCGTTCCGTCCGTCCGACTTCAACCCCTTCGCCCCGAAGCCGCCAAAGATCGTGCTTCGCGGCGAGGAGATGAAGGAGGCTCTCAAGGCGGCGTTCTGCCGGAACAGGAAGTGAATCGAGAATGTCGGCGACATCGAACATCAAAGCCGGACGCGCATTCGTCGAAGTGACTGCGGAGACGTCGAAGTTCCGCAGGAACCTCGGCGAGGCACAGTCGCAGCTAAGAAACTTCGGCAAGACCTGCACGGCGCTTGGACGCGACATGCTCGCATTCGGCGGCGCGTTGTCGCTGCCGTTCGCGCTCGCCGAGAGGTCGTTCGCGGGATTCGACGACAAGATGCGGCTCGTCCAGGCGGTCACAAGCTCGACGGGCGAGGCGTTCGAGTCGCTCACAAAGACGGCGCAGAGGCTGGGGCGGGAGACGTCCTTCACCGCGCAGCAGGTCGCTGACGCGATGATCGCGCTTGGTCGGATGGGATTCGACCGGACTGAGATTGAAGCCTCGATCTCGTCTGTTCTGAACTTGAGCCGTGCCACGGGGACGGAACTCGCCGAGTCCGCCGACATCGCGGCGAACTCGATGCGCATCTTCGGGCTGGAGGCGTCAAGGATGGCGCAGGTGGCGGACATCCTCACGGCAACCGCAAACGGCTCGGCGCAGACGCTGACAGACCTCTTCGAGGGACTCAAGATGGCGGGGCCGCAGGCGGCTGCGGCCGGTGAATCGCTCGACGAGCTTTGCGCCGCGCTCGGCGTCATGGCCAACATGGGTGTCAAGGGATCGCTCGCCGGCACCGCGCTCCGCAAGGCATACGTGCAGTTCGCGGACGTGAAGGTGCAGAAGACCCTGCGCGAGGTCGGCGTCGAGGCGACGGACACGAACGGCAACCTGCGGAAGATGGCGGAGGTGATGCGCGACATCGCCGCCGCCACGACGAAGCTCCCCACGGCGGAACGGATCGCCTTCATGAAAGACGTGTTCGACGTGCGTGGAATGATGTCCGGGATGTCTCTCACGGCAAACGTCGAGGAGCTTGACGCATTCCTCGCGAAGCTCAAGGACGTACAGGGGCAGTCGGAGGCAACCGCCAAGGCGATGGATGCCGGGATCGGCGGCTCGTTCCGCCTCTTCCAGTCTGCGGTGGAGGGCGCGATGAACGCCACAGGCGACGCCCTCAACTCGACCATCAAGCCGATGGTGGAGCGGATAACCGCCGTCATCAACTCGTTCACAAAGTGGATCGAGGCGAACAAGGGGCTGGTCGCCTCTGTCGCCGTCACGGTCGGCTCGATAGCAGCTCTGGGGGCGGCGCTCCTCACAATAGGCACGGTCAGCCGTGTGCTTTCGGCCGGTGTCGGCGCCTTGTCCGGCGTGTTCTCGGCATTCGCCGGGGTGCAGGACGCTCTCGTCTCGAAGGGAGTGATGGTCCAGGGGGCGTTCTCGCTCATGGCGCGGGCGTTCGCGGACTACAGGAACGCCGCCATCCCAGCGATGGTGGGCACGTCGAAGCTCCTTGCCGCCCTGAACCTCCCGATAGAGAGCCGCGCGAAGCAGATCGCGGCGAACCTCGTCCTCATGTCGAACGCCGAGGTCGCTGCTGCTGCGAAAGCGGCTATCGCGAGCCGGTTCGCAGCGGTGACCGCCGCCCTCAAGAGCCTCAACGGGGCGACAATCGCGGCAACGATCTCCGCGAAAGCCCACGCCGCCGCCCAGACAATCGCAGGGGTCGCTGTAAAGGCCGCTACAGCGGCCCACGCCGCGTTCGTCGCGGTCGGACGGGCGTTGACCCTATCCCACGCGAAGGCCGCGCTGACGGCGGGCGTGGCCGCGACTGCGAACGTCGCCCTCGCCGCCACCACGAAAGTGGTCGCGGCGGGTTACCTCGCGGCAACGGCGGCGGCGACCGCGTTCTGCGCGATCCCGATCACGTGGGTCCTGATCGCCATCGTGGGCGCACTCGTAGGAGTGTGCGCGTACATGGCGTCCGCCACGAAGCACACGGCGCAGCTTTCCGACGAGATGACGAAGCTCCGCGACAAGGGCGACCAGCTCCGGGCCACCGACCAGCTCCGCATGGAGCGGCTCCAGCAGCTCGCGGAGAAAGAGAAACTCACGAACGCCGAGATGACGGAGGCCGAGAAGCTCTCCGGCCAGCTCAAGGCGCGGTACGGAGACCTCGGGATCTCCGTAGACAGGGCGACGAACTCCATCTCCCTCGCCGCCGACGCGCAGTCGAGATTCAACGAGGCCATGAAGGCGCAGGCGATCCACCAGATAGAGGCGGAGATCGCCGAGCTGCGGAAGAATGTCCGAGAGCTTGACGAGGAGAACAAGTCTCTGTGCGGCTTCTGGATCAACACGTGGAACACGGTGACTTTCCGCATGGGCAAGTCGGCGCGTGAGATCGCGGACAATGGCGAGAAGGTGTCCGCGACGATGGACAAGATCGCCGAGGCTCGCGAGCGCCTCGCGGCGATCAAGGACGGAGACAAGGACGCGTTGACGGGCGGGAAGACCGAACACGAGAAGCTTGAGGAGAAGGTCACGCAGGGGCGGTCGGAGAAGTCTGCGTCTGCCGACGAGGCGGACGATGCCGCGAAGAAGGCCGCCGAGATCGAGAAGAAGCTCATCCGCGAGACGCGTTCCGAGCTGGAGAACGAAATCGCCGACATCGAGGAGCTTTGCGACGAGTACAAGAGGCTCATCTCGACCATACTCTCCTACGAAAAGTCGAAGAAGGACAAAGACTTGGAGAAGATCGCCGACCTCGAAGGACGCCTCGCGGAGGCGGACGCGACCGCCGAGCGGCGGATCAAGACAGCCGAGGCCAAGGCGAAGCGCAAGTTCGACAAGGAAATCGCCGACCTTCAGGAGGGGTTCGACCAGACGGCGGCGGACATCGCGCGCCGGCGCGACGAGGGCGAGACTGACAGGAAGGTGGAGGCCGCGCTCAAGGACGATGCCGCAGAGGGGATGCGGATGCTGAACGACCTCATCCTCCAGTCGAAGCTCGCCGCCGCCGCCGCGAAGGAGGAGTTCCGAAAGGCGCTCGCGGAGGCGCAGGCGGACGGCGAGATCTCCGAGGACGAGGAGAAGCGCGTCAAGGGCGCGCAGGACGCCTACTCGCTCGCCGAGGGGCTGGTGGACAAGTACGCAGCGAAGCTCCGCAGCGCGCAGGAAGCGACCGCTAAGAAAACTGACATCGCGAAACCGCAGGGCGCGTTCTACGCCCGCGCGGCGCAGAACCTGCGCGGCAGCCAGATGGAGCAGAGGATGTACACGGCAACGCAGGAGATCGTGAAGCACACGAAGAAGACGGCGGAGTTGCTCAAGGGCGGAACCACGGGAGGCGCGAGCCTTACGTTCCAGTAGGCCGCTCGGAAAGGAAAGAGAACAATGGCGATACGGGTGGAAGAGGCATACGGCGAACACGACGAGACGATCAACGCCAAGGGCGACGTGACAGAAATCGCGATCCCCTACCTCGCTTTCGGGGCGAGTGACGAGTCGGAGGCACTCGCCGCCGTGCGGCAAGCCGCGCGGCCGGTGTCCGGGATGTCGCTCGAGTCCGTCGAGGTGATGGAGCGCATCAACGGTGACACCTGGAAGGCGAAAGCCGTGTATGAGGCCGACGAGGACGGGGAGAACGACTCGGACACGGACGAAGACGACGACACCTCCTCGTTCGCGTTCGACACCGGCGGCGGGACGATGCACCGCAACCAGTCGATCAAGACCGTTGGGAGGTTCCCAAGCACCGCGCCCGACTTCGGAGGAGCCATCGAGGTGGACAACGAGGGGAACGTGAACGGCGTGGACGTGACGATGCCTGTTCTCAATTTCACCGAGACGCATGTGATGGCCGGATCGCGGGTCTCGACCTCATACAAGAAGACGCTCGCTGCCCTGACGGGGACGGTCAACAAGTCCTCGTTCCGGGGCTTCTCCGCCGGCGAGGTTCTCTTCCTCGGCGCGAGCGGCACGAAGCGGTCGAAGAAGGCTACCGCGCCCTGGGAGATCACGTTCCGCTTCGCCGTCTCGCCCAATCAGGCCTCGCTGTCCGTGGGCGATCTTAGGGTGTCGGGAAAGAAAGGCTGGGACTACCTCTGGGTGCGGTACGCCGACAAGGTCTCCGACAACAGGAAGAACCTCGTCAAGAAGGCGGTCGCCGCCTACGTTGAGCAGGTATACCCGGAGGGCGACTTCGGAAACCTCGGACTGGGGAACTGATATGGAAAAGGTAAGGCAGGGAGAGACGGTCAAGATCAAGGCGGCGACGTGGAACGCGTTTGTGGACGCGGCGAACTACGTCAAGGAGGCGCGGCAGAACCAGGGGGCGCGCGGTGTCGCGTCCGGGCTGGACGTGGGGATCGTGCGCATCAAGAACGGGGAGTCTGCGCAGTATGACCGCTTCTCTGCGCTCGCCATCACCGGCGTGTGTGTCACGGCGGCAGCGAACGAGGATGAGTTCACGTCGTGCCCGCCCGTGTTCGAGGGACTCAAGATGACTGCGGAGCGTGAGGGAAAGCCATACGCGATATTGCTGGAGCCAATCGCGGCCGGAGAGATCGGACGCGCGATGGTTCTCGGCGTCACGCCTGCGAAGGTGACGATCAAGGCGTCGGACGATGACTACGCCGTGCCGAAAGCGGGTTCGGCGAAAGGCGAGCTTGAATCGTCCTCGACCGGCACGGCGCGCATCCTCTGGAAGGCCGGCGGTAGCGGCGAGCAATGGTGCGTCCTTCAGCTGGGCGGCGCTGGTGCGGGCAAGGGGGACGACAAGGTTCTCATGTGCAAGGTGACAGGCGGCTCGGCGACGGCTGGCTACCAGGTGACCGTCTACCCGAACGGACGGAGCGAGCAGGGAACGGAGAGCGCGATACTCTTTCTTCCGGACGTCGCGCTTGATGCGAACCTGCCCACCGGGACATGGATCTTGGGGCACAAGGCGATGTTGTCATCGACTGGAGGGAGCGAGACATGAGCTTCCACTACGTGCCGGGCCAGTTCAGAACGCCGCAGATACCGAACTTCGTCCTTCCCGACGGGATGTGGTGCGGCGAGGGATCGGACGCGGGATACTATGCGTTCGACGCAGGCTCAAATTGGGGCGGTCGCATCATCACGAAGGAGCTGTGCTATTCGCTCGTCGTGGGCGGATCTGTCCTCAAGCCGTCGTTCTCGTCCATCAACGGCTACATCCACTGGTCGGGCGGGGTCTGGTACACGCAGACGTGGGGATGGGTGTACATGACCGGGATGTTTCCCGGCTACGAGCCGCTTGAGGACTACGATCCGCAGGAGCAGAAGTACACGGGCGACGCCTTCTACACGCTTTCAATTCCTTCGGGGAATGGCCGCACGTCGCGGATGACGCCGCACGGCTCGATCCGGGAGGGCGAGGTGAAGGAGGTCTCGGCCAAGTGGACACGCTGGACGGCCACGGGCTTCTTCGAGTTCGGGGAGTACGAGCCGCAGGACGACGCCACGGGGACGCGCTGGCTCGGCCTTCCGAGGTTCAGGGGTGGGGGCGAGTATTTCACGCGGTCGCTCGAAAAAACGAACGGCCACTTCACCTACGGTCGTATCCGCTACGCTTCCGGCAAGTGGGTCATCGGCGAGCCGGGATCGGACGCCGGCTGGCACGAGGGTGCGGAGCCGAAGCGGGACGGCTCCGTCACATTCAGGTTCACGAAGCCGGAGGGATCGGAGGCCACGGGAACGGACATCACGGTCTCACTCTACGATCACGTCAAAGGCGACGAGTCCGGCAAGGCGTATCTTGGGGAGGTCGCGATATGGCGGTGATCGAATACGAGATGCCGACCTCGTGGGACTCCAAGGGCATGGACTGGGACGATCCCGATCCGCGCCGCGCGGACTACGCGATGGCGATCAGACAGGCACTCATGGAGCGCGCCGCCGTCCTGCACACGTCCCTCTCGCGAGACGTGACGGCCATCTCACCGTGGAAAGCCGTCTCGCTCAAAAGTATGGGAGCCGTCGTGAAGGCGATTGAGTACATGGCTTCCTCATTCGTGAACGCCGAGTGGGACGGCTACAAGGAGGACTTCTCCGACTTTCCGAAGATGTGGACGTACCGCGAACTCGTCATGGAGCGTGGGTGCGGGATGTACGCCTTCGCCTCGTCGGGCGACCTCCTCGTCAACGGCGGCGAGTGGCTGAAGACGATGAAGAACGCCCTCGACAGGCTACACGTCATCCAATGTGGGGAGATTACCGGCACGGCGGCGAGCGCGAGCGGCTCGCGGCACGACCCGCCCTTCGGCGAGTCGATAGGCGACGCGATGAGTCAGGCGATGCGTGAGCGGACGGAGAGCCGGACGCATTCCGTCCCGTCCTCGTTCCACGCCTGGAGCGGCAACACGCACTGGTGTTGCCCGCGCAAGGACGACCCAGAGTCCAAGAATGGCTACTGCGGTTACGCACAGCTTTCGGGATGCCGCATCGAGAAGGTACGGTCGTGGCTCGCAGGAAGGTCGTGCGACTTCCTCGGCTACGCCCTCGTCGAGAGACCGAAGAATCCCGTGCCGTACTCCGTGGAGCTGGCGACGAGCGTATTCGACTCCGGCGAGACTGGATTTGACGAGGGGATGAACGAGTTTCGGATCCACATGGACGACCCGCGCGATGTGCGGATCATGGTGGGGAGCCTGAACGAGATCCCAAGGAACTCGACCGTGCCGACAAGCGACTTCGACAGCGACGGCAACGCGACGCACAGACGCAGCGCGAAGATTGGGTACGAAGGCCGGTTCTGGGCCTTGCTCGACTACGCCTGCGAAAACGGATTCATGTTCAAGGAGGTATAGCGATGCAGACGATAACGATGCACATACGGGCCGCGAGCGTCAAGGGGACGCTCGTCGACGAATGGAACCAACCGATCAACCAGCTCCCGGCGCTTACGCGCGGCCTGCGGGCGGAACTCGTGCTGAAACTCGTGGACGCGAACGGCGAGGCATTTCCGGACGAGGCGCTCGGCTACGCCTCATGGGACTTCGCGGTAGCGAACGACTGGGATACGTCGACCGCTCCGCAGCTTCGCGTCACGGAGGGAATCACGGTCGAGGGGAACACTGTCCGCATCCCTCTCACAGAAACGAACACGGAAGAGCTGATCGCCGCGCTAGGGAAGAGCGAGTCGGCGACATTCGGCTGCGAGCTGGCGGGGTTCGAGGCGGGCGAGACCTCGCCGGCGTTCCTTCTCCAGTTCGACATCTCGATCCGCAACCGCCGCGCCGACGCGGGGACAGGGACGCCCGTGCCGGTGCCGGACGGCTCGTACTCCGCCGCGCAGATACGTGCCCTGTTCGCGGCGAGGCTCGCCGTCCAGCTCTCCGACGACGGCGTGTCATGGTACACGGCTACCGAGGACAGCCCGATCCCATCGGGGGCGAGATGGTACCGCATCCGCAACGCGGCGGCGGGACTGGAATGGAGCGATCCGCTCCCCTTGCTCGTGGGGCCGAGGGGCGAACGATCCACAATCGAGGTCGGTGAGGTCAGGAGCGGCGATCCGGGAACGCAGCCGTCCGTGGAGAACGTCGGGAACGAATATGACGCCGTGTTCGACTTCACGATACCGCAG